CACCGCCACTATGATTGTCAACATACATAGCGACACCGCACTTGAACGAACATTCCATATCGCCACTATCCGCAAAGAGGTTGTTCGTTCCGATAAGAGCGTTCAACGGTTCTCCGTCAGGAAGGTCAATATAGAAAGGCTCGGCTAATTCGTAAAGCACTACTGTATTAGCGTTAGCTGTTTTAAATGTTGGTATATCTGTATAATCATCATCACGAACATAAATATATTTAGAGCTTGCCGTTCTTGTGATTTCCTTATCGGGCATAGTAGTTAAAGCATGTATGTCATAGTGATAATTAGTGCAAGCCAAACTACCTCCATTTACTTTTTCTGGAATTTGCACATAAAATAAATATGCTTGCCAAATGCCACTATTATTTGACCTTGACCAATTCAATTCATCAAATTTTGATATATCGTGCGTAACCTTAAACTGTCTCTTGCCGTTCTTGTCCTGTGTAAGTTTTCCTCCGTAGTAAGTGCCACCAAGATTGATTAGGATTGTATTACTTAAAGGGTTATAAGCCTCATAACTTGTTGCCGAACTTCCAACCTCGACCATTCCGCCACCTGTTAGCGTGTAATCGTAGAATGAAACTAAAAAAGCCTTGTCGCCCGAACTCGCTGTCTTTGTAAGGCTTGCAGGAGAACCGCTTGTTTTTACTGTTCTTGATGTTACATTACCATTCTCGTCAAGTGTCGCAATAAGTAAAAAGTTATTGCTACCCAAAGCGTTTTGAGAAGATATGGTAATTGTAGCACCCACATTACAAGGTATAATATTCGACTTCGTATTATCAATACCATTGATTATCTGATTTGAACTGTTTACCCACTTTTTGTCAGCCGTACTTATATCAAAAAGATTTTTACCTCTCTGATAAACATTAACCGCACTAACTCCACTTATCGCTTTAGGTGAACTCGGTGTAGGTGTTCCGCTTTCCTGCACCGCATTTACATCAAACTTTGCGGACTTTAAAGGCATAGTCAAATCTGTCTCAAAGTTAGCAATAGAACCACTTGCAACCTCTGACGGAAGCACATCATAGATTGCCTCTGCAACAAGGTTGTTTACTTCTGTTTCTGTATAGATGTTCTTTGTCTTGATTTTGAGTTTGTTTCCGTCATTGTCAAACTCTGCCTCAATATTATCCGTGTCAACAACATCAAGGCTACCGCTTGAAATGCCGTTGCCTAACTTCTCGACACCGTTGACCTTGATTGCTCGCCAAGTATCGTTATCATCATCGCCTGACGGAATGAGTACCCAAGCACTACCATTGGAAGTGAATACATCACCCACTTTTGCGGTCTGTCCTGCGTATGTTCCGTCGGTAATGACTTTGTAAGTCCAACCCTCGTTTGATGTACTTGCAGCAGGCAAGGTCTGAATCGTACCGCCAACACCCAAAGTGCCTTTGAAGATCATAGGTGAAGGGAGGTTGTCGATCTTATCGTCAAGCCTCTGTACTTCGCTTGTAATTGACTTGTTGCCGTTATAGGTTAAATCACCTGCAAGCGTTTCGTTACCACTCCAATCCAATGTACGAGCGTTAGAACGTTCACTTGATCTTGCACCGTTACCTACAATCTCAACATAATTTCCTCGTCTGTCGCTTTCCTTTTCGCTATCGTCAGGAATGTTATATTCACCAAAGACGTGTTGGCTTTGGTGATTAGCGACAGTATAGTTTCCCTCTGCGTGTGATATTGCGCCGCTTGCGGTTGAACCCTCGCCCTCTGCGTGTGAAAACATACCACTTGCAGTAGTACTTATTCCCTCTGCGTGTGATACTGCACCGCTTGCGGTTGATGAAGCACCAAAAGCTTGCGACATACCACCAGACGCAACAACATTCTGACCTACTGCAATACTACCTGTACCTGTCGGGTTAGACTTATCAATTTTGTTCGCAAGGGCATTGTCTACGTCGTCCGAGGTGGCAAACTTTTCATCTGCCTCGGTCTTGTCGTAGTAGTTATCCATCTCATCGTCTACGAGTTCGTTGACCTGGCGAGCGAGGTTGTTGATTTCGGAATCAGACCTGACACCGCCCTCTTCGGGGGACTGCTCCGTCCACATTGTGAAGTTAAGTGTGCCTATGTCCTTATCAGCCTCTTTAATACGAAGTTCGCCATAACCCATACCAGCACAAGCACACATCTGCTCGGTTGTAGCAAACTCGACATAAGACTTACCGCCGTATGTATTGGCGATGTCCATAGTAACGAGCGTGTTGTCAGCTTTGCGGACTGCGAGGGATAAGACTTCGTTTCCGGTCAGCGTGTAAGCCTGCCTGTTCTCCGTGAGGTTGATGCGCACCTGCCTGCCGTCATCGTACTGCGATGCGTGGAGCATTGGCATCTTGCCGTTCGGGATAAGGTCAATCGTGATCTGTTCCATATTTGCCTCCTATATTTAAAACATTCTGTAAATCTTCTCGATAAAACCAGACGAGGACTGTCCCGCAAGTTCGATCTTTGCGTAATCGTCTCCGTCGGTATAGCAATCAAATGAAATGTAGTCAGTCTCATCGGATAAGAAAAACCTTGTCGGTGTAGCGCTTAGCATTTCGATCGGTACGACAATCGATGTTCGTGAACCCGAGCTCCTAACCTTGCCGACAATAAGAAACCCTGCCGCATTTCGCTTTAGTCTCGCCCAAGAACCGATGACGGATATACTTCCGTCGTATGCTTTGTCAAATGCGTTTGGAGCTTTGATATGCCCATCGTGTCCGATCAGCTCAATGGTAACGTTGCCGTTTTCGTCCATAATGTTGACAAGGCCGTCGCCGTATGTGCTACCAACCCAAGCGTGAAATCTGGTTCGTTGGGTTGCGTCGGATAAGATAATTTCGCCCAAATCATTATTAGTTTGTATGCAAGCGTTTACATATTGACCGCTTGAACCATAAAGTTTAAGTGCGACATCTCCTGCAAGCAAAGTCGTTAGTGATGCGTGTGTAATATCGTTATTGTCTATTACTGTAAAGTTGCGCTTTGCAATCAACTCATAGAGCTTTGCATGTCCGTTGGTCATATCTATCTGCGAGTTGCCTGCAACGTCGGATATGACACCAGCTTTTATGAGGTTGGCATTTAATACCCCAGTTGAGATAGCACTTGCATTGATTCTTCCCTGCATGTCGAGGGCAACCGCATCATAAGGACCTGCATATCCGTTCGGGCTGAATCCCAGACCTCCGAGGTTCCAGCGCCACACCGCCGTAGCCGTGTTGATGTCGTTGGTGTCCATTATCAGATTTTCGTCAGGATAGCCGTCGCCGTTGCTGTCGTGTCCGTTGATGACATAGCCTCCGAGGTTGCCTGTAATGAGCTTCGATGAGGCATTTATAGCCTGCTCCATTACTGACATAGAGGGTTTTTCATCTATGTCTTTCTGCTGATTTACGATAGTGTCTGCTATGGAGTTCCTTGAGTCTCCGAACGTGGTCTGAATGTAGCGCTCCTGCAGAACGTCCCAGACAGTTGCCACGCACTTCAGAGCAACTGAAATGCCAAGCGGTTCAAAGAAGATGTGAACCGTATCACAGAGGTCAACTCTGTCCTTTAACTCGCCCATCTGTACGAAGTCCAGCGTGATCGAGCTGAACACTCTCGTAAAGATGTTGTTCGCTATATAGTTCGATGCCAGTGTAGCGAGCTGGGTAGCAATCGGTGTAGCACTCTCGGGATCTACGTCAGAGCTGAAGTCTACCGCCTGATCTCTGTCTACGTCGAGCACTAAGCCTGTGCTTACCTTCGCACCCACGACTTTGGTGTTTGTTTCATCATCTATGTAGTAAGGTATTACTCCGGTGCAGAGGTTCGACATGTCGATCTCTTGAGACAGGGCGGTTAAATTCTTCCCATACCTTATCTGCACTCCCCTATCCATGCCACGATTGAGCTTCAGTGAGCATGAGTAGTTGTCGTAATACCATTCAGCCGTACCGTAAACGTCGAGCAAGGAGCCCTGTTTACCTCCGAACCATGAACGGACGGAGGAAGGTTCTTTGATCACGAAGTCTGCGGAGACTGTCTTATCTGTGGATATAGTGAAGTTTCCTGCACTTGCTTCAAGCAATAGGCAGGCAGCCACACAGCTCCCTGCGGTACCAGTCGAAATGACTTTTCCGCTGAGATCGTATGATATGTGCTGAGCGTTGACTGTGAACTTTCCGTTCATCACCTTGCTAACCTTGTAGATCCTGAAGATCTGAGGGTTATCGGTGAAGTTAGGTTTAGCCATAATGAAGCGGTTGACCTGTATGTCTTCAGCATGAATACCCTCTGCAGCGTATTCAAGCACGAGTTCATACTTTCCGTTTCGCTCTTCGCTGACTTCACATCGTAAGCAGTCAGTAAGAGGGCCGAGGCCGTAATGTGTCGGCACCGTACCCTCTGTCATTGTTTCATATAAAACAGGTATCATATTAGCTCCTTAGATCGTGTACCACCGAGGCTGGATCTCAACTTCTTGCGGTGCTCCTGTTACGACGATCGTGTTGTTTCCCGGCTTCAGTGTCGGGAAGACACCGCTTATCTTGTTATTCATGTTCTCGGCCGACTGTCTGTATGCGTTCATCTCGTCACAATCAATGTGGATGTAATCAGTGACCTCGGCCGTGATCGTTTCGCCGTTGATCGCCACTGTGACAGTTGACGGAGTTGTAACCTTGATGCTGATAAGAGGCTTCGCTTTGAACTTTGTCGGGTTGTTTATCGTTCCGCCGTTCGTTACGTTGATTACTTCCAGAGTTGAAAGAAAACGCTCAGGTCTGCATGTAAACGTGAGCGTAGCTTCGCCGTAAGCCATCATATTGTTGGTGAAGTTGTCACCGCCTGAGTAGTAAGCATTACGGAAAAAATCAGGCTCGAAGCTGTCCCAGAGCAACTGATAACCCTTTAATGAGTTGATCGCAGCGAAAAACGCATTGATGCGCTCTGAGAGTGTTCCTGATGTATTACCGCCTGAGTCTTCCTGAATGTCCTCGTCTATCCAGACGTTGTACACTCTCGTAGTCTCGTTCCAGGCATCTTCCTGAAAGAGAACAGGACCGTTACGTCCAGGCACGGTGTAAACGGTCTGCTTTCTCGTAGGTCTATCAAACGAAGGCGCTGCAGAAACCACCATGCCATAGTTATCTGAGCGCACTCCGCCGAAAGTTATCAAGCCACGCTTGTTAACTCCATCTAAAAAATTAGGCATATACTGCCTC